AATTATGACCAAGAGCACGAACCCATTCCGAAACCTCTGGAACTTCTGGCTCTACTATATGAATTGGTAGAACTAATTCTACCATGTGGGTTGAGTCTTCATCTAGTTTTTGACGCTTTGCGTCAGGTTCTTCTTGGTTTTCTCCTTCTCGCTTTGACATTTTTTATATAGTTTGTTTATAAAACTATATAAATCATTTTTTCTATATCGTCCCTCGGTAATAAATATCCCAAAAAAACTAATTACTTATAAGAGTGATGAAAATCGCAATTTTAATGAGGATTCCATTATATAACCAAAGAAACAACAAGACAACGTCGCCATCGCACCAGTCCTACCGTTTTCGACTTTCGCGAAGTATTCTTTTCTTTCATAAGTTTCAAGTGAAGTACAATATTGCTTCTCTTCAAAATAGTAAGAAGATAAATATTAAATATATGTTATAAATTTTCTAATCTTGCTATAAAATATCTAATTAATTCTTCATCATTATAAAAGTTCAAATATGAATAAATGATGTCTTCCGGTGGTATTAGATAATCATTTGGAATAAACTTTTTAAATTTTTTACCTAATACAATTTCTTGAAATTTCTTTGTAAAAAATATTCTATATAAATCCCATAAAAGATATTTATTTTTTGTAATTACTTTTAATAGTTCTATTTCTGGTTGAGAAAGAACCAAATTAAAATCCTTTTCAAATCCATTTGTTGTAATCTTGTTTTTACGTAGATACTCCCAAAAATCTTGATCACTTACCATTCTTTTAATTATCCCAGATTTATCAAAGATAAGCATATCCTTATAATGTTGTAATTCGGTTATATCTAGTTGTTGATAATTTATTTTTGATGAAACGTTGTCTTTGTGTAATATACCACCATAGTCAATTGCTACAAATTGATTCCCAAACGTTGGTATTTTTTTACCAAAAATTTTTATTTCTTTATTTTTATCTACATTTATTACTCCAATATTTCCATGATGAAAATCTCCATGGACGAACCCATTCGATTGTATTAAATAATTTATATATAGTAACTGGATCATCATAGAATATCTTTCTTTCATACTCATTTTATTTATAGGTAAATTTGCCAAGGTATTATCTACTAATGTATAAAACTTGCGAACACATAATCCACTTGAATGTAGTTTTCTAAAATATTTTTTTTCTTTTTTATCAAACCAATCCCTGATTTTAGGAGCATCTTCTTTACAATTTTCAATAAAATCATAATCAATCAACTGCATGAATTGTTCTGGATTTTTAGAAGCAACTTTTTTGACAAATTTTAGTTCATTTAGTAATGTTCTATCTTTTTTTGAAAAGATATATTCAATTTTCATTGCATATTTCTTATTATTATTACTAACTAAATATACCTTTCCCATAGCACCCTCTGATATAAATTTTACTAACTTATAATCACGAATCATTTTCTTATATTCTATTTATATATTATAAAATTCTTTTGTCTCACAATATCTCCAGAAAAAATGAATTAGGGACAGACTAGAAACATTGATTCATAATAGTAAAATGAGTATTGAAGATTTTCACGCTTATATGAAGGGTCATTTTTATGACTCAGACCGTATGGAGGTTCTTAAGAGGGATTTTCCTAATATTCTGCATAACACTTTTGGTGATGTGCAGAACAAGAATGACGCCCTAAATGTCATTCTATATGGATACTCTATTCCACCTAATATTTTTACAGAGATGTTTCCCAAGTGCATTTACACGTTCCCATGGTTGGAAAAAGACGCAGATGGGTTTATCACAAATATTGAGAAAAACAAATATGCGGACTATTCATATTTTGATTTGTCTGGCATTGTTTGCCATAATCCTTGTCAAACTATGCGAGATCCTGAATTGGAAGATTGTCTTAAAAGTGTTTCCAATTTAGAAATTGATCTGAGAAAAGAACCCACTGATGGTCCCCTTTACAAAACCAATCAATGTTGGATTTTTCCAGAATCTATCCGGGGAACAGCAGCATATGATGTATTGTATTATGCGGACTATCTATTCAAATTCTTTTGGAGAGCTGTGGAGAGAGTTATTTTGCGAGGAAATCCGATTGAATCTGTTGGAAGTGATGATTTCTTATTGTCAAGAGTCCCTTCTTCAATAGATGGACTTTATCACACAATGAAAGCTTCAAATCAAACTGGTTTCGTTAGTATTCGGAACATGATTCACTTGTTCGCTTTGAAGAACAAAAATAAAATAACTGGATGGAGAGAAGCACATTTTCAATATGGACAGCGAACATTCATTGCGAATTTGCAATTTCCTAATATTGAATATGGAAAAGACGAGCAAGGAATATATATTGCTCCATTGAAGCCAAATATTCAAGTCCAAGAACTAGATGGAACAACACACCCAGAGAATGGTCCAGGATTTGTTTTAAAGGAATTTTTTGAGACAAACTACGATGCCATTAAAAAGACCTTCCCCATTTACTTGCGTTTGGAGCGTATTTACAAAATTATGGTGTCAAAACGTATTCTTACCGGACAAATGGAAGTAGTTGATGGTTCGGTGAAGAATCAATTGGTTTATGTTGAAAACCATATTGATAGTATTGCATGTCATGGCGGTATCAAACTTCAACCTAAAAAATGGATTCCGGTAGTTATTCCACAAAGACAATTTACGCCTCCTTCATCAATTTCACCAATCTCCGAAGTTGTTGTGAATGTGAAAGTTGCGAGACGACCATTAGAAAACACACCATTTTCTTCTGGTGCAATTGCACATTCAGCATTGGTTTTAGAAACAAACAAAGGAAGGAAAATTTTGTTGGAATATATGGATGATAGTAAAGTTTATATGAAAGATTTTCAACAGACAAGTGAGTGGAAGTTGCAGGAAAAAGGGGCAAAGCCTGACAGAGAATTGAGCCCTGAAGCAATCAAAGAAGTTATGGAATATCAAACAAAGAATACAAAGTATAACTTCCAGAACCATAATTGTCATTGTGCACAAGAAAAGACCAGGAGAGCCATTGGACTAAAAATTGATTCTCCATACAATCCACTGTGGTGATAATTGAAATAGAAAAAATGATTCATTCAACTTATTATACAACTTTTACAATACTCTAATTATTGTAAAAGAATCATGGAACAGATTTTGGAGCGAGAATGGAGCAAAAAGTGGTTCCAGTTCATTCTGGATCACCCTGATAAACCATGGTGTTGGACTGGAATTTCTTATAATCCAAATATCACAATTGACATCATTCAGGAGAACCCTGATAAGCCATGGGGTTGGAGTGGGATTTCGTATAATCCGAATATCACAATGGACATGATTCAGGAGAACCCTGAGAAACCTTGGAAATGGCATTGGATCTCGAGAAATCCAAACATCACATGGGACATCATTCAGGAGAACCCTGAGAAACCTTGGAATTGGTATTGGATTTCTCAGAATCCCACTATTACATGGGAGAACATTCAGTCGAATCCTGATAAACCCTGGGATTGGAATGAGATTTCTCAGAATCCTAATATTACCTGGAAGATGATGCAGGTGAATCCTGAAAAGCCATGGGCTTGGAAAGGGGTTTCACAGAATACCAATATCACATGGGACATCATTCAGGCGAATCCTGATAAACCCTGGGATTGGAATGGTATTTCACGGAATCCCAACATTACCTGGGACATTATTCAGGCGAACCCTGATAAGCAATGGAATTGGGATTGGATTTCTCATAATCCTAATATTACTTGGGAAATCATTCAGGCAAACCCCGATAAGCAATGGAATTGGTCTTATATTTCTTTGAAATCGAACATTACCTGGGATATCATTCAGGCGAACTTTAACAAACCATGGAGATGGAATATGGTTTCTTGTAATCCAAACATCACAATGGATATCATTCAGGCAAATCCAGATAAACCATGGAAATGGGATTGGATTTCGAGAAATCCCAATATCACTTGGGAAACCATCCAAGCAAATCCAGATAAACCCTGGAATTGGTTTTGGATTTCGAGAAGTCCGAATATCACATGGGACGTCATTCAGGCGAATCCTGATAAACCTTGGAATTGGGATATAATTTCTGGGAATCCAATGACAAAAACTAAGAACCACTTTTTACAAGAGAAAATGAAGGAATACTACACCCCCATATTGGAAAGTATCTTCCAGAAATATTGGTTGTTAGACGTTGTTCCAACTGTGATGGATTACATCTAAAAAAAATGAATGATTTATTATTGTATATTAGTTCTTTAAATACCCCGAGTATTTAAAGACAAATGACAATTTTGGTTATACAATGTTATAGAATCATTTTTTTATTCATCATTGATAATAACACGAAATAGGATTTCTTTGGCTACATTTTCAAGTGACGTACAATATTGCTTCTCCTCAAAATAGTAAAATAAGTTGTTTATATCTTTATTTTCTTCAATATCGATGTAATTACCCTTAATATTATCCAAAATCCTTACCTTCTTATTTTCATCAAGGTATAAGAATAGTCCTCCATAGGTATCATCAAATTTATTTTCACGATTCCACTCGTGTAATTCATCAATTACAATATGGTAATCATGAAAATCTATCCCATGCGCACTATAACAATGATATTTCTTAATGTCATAAATCTTAAAATATACATCCTTTTCTCGAAGTGATATTCTGAAATATTTTGACATCTTCCTTTTTTGTTTTATTTCACACAAATTAGGGAACAAAATCATTTTTTATAATTCATAGGTTTCAACAATATGGTGCTCAACCTTCTTTGGATAAATATCAACAAAATGTTTTAAGTAATCTTTTGGTTCTTTGACACCAAAGAATGATATTAACGCTGGGTCATACATTCTTCGCCAATCCCAGTCCAGTGGTTCTTTCTTATCTTTTTTTATAATTTCCCGGATTTGTTTAACATTTATAAACTGACTAAAATACTTGTTCAGGAAGCGTTCTTTTCTCTCATTATGCCTTGCTTTTGCGATAGACATCGTTGATTCCGTTCCTAAATTTCCACCGTCATACATATCATATAGAATGTTAAAAATATCTTCACAAGGACTTTTTACTAACAATGGTGATTCGTGTAATTTTTGGTTAAGATTTGTTAATCCAAAATCATTCAATTTTAAATAAAAACCGGACACAGGAACATCAAATGTAAAATTTCCATAGCAATAACGATAATAGTCATTGGGTGAGCCATTCTCTTCTGTTGCTAAAATATTTCGCATAAAACAATCATGATGGACGAAGTAAGGAAACTTCTTTTGGATAACTGCTAAGGTAAAAACTATCTGAAAAATAGCACGATTTAGTGTATTCTCTAATGATTTGTTGGATTTTCGCATTGCTGTTTTGATTATTTGACTCATGGAAAGAGGGCAATAGGACAACTCTGCAATCATAAATCCAGGCTTTAAAATAACAGGATGCCCTTTTAATATATACATACACTCCTTATCAGGTTTTCCTTTCGAAGTTAGATAAGACTTATAAGAAGGGCATTTTTTAAAAAAGAAGTCTGGTTTATTTTTGCAATATTTTGAATCAATTAAATCAACCACATGGGGTGAAAGATGTTTGTCAATCACTTGTTTTGTTAATTTTTTCTGAATTTCGATTTCTAACTTAAACTGTTTGAGTTGATTCTCAGTGTCTTTAGGAGTATTCTTATCAACATAAGTAAATACAGGAAAGAACTTATAAACCTGATTTGTAGGAGTAATCACTATTATTGTGCGTGAACCACCACTACCAAAAATACGACGAGATTTTAACGGAATCTTCTCACAAATATTATCAATCATATTTCTATTTAAAGAACAAAAAATAATTATTCATAATTGAAGATCATAATTATGAATTCTGTTATTTCAAGTGAATTAGGAAGCAGATCTCCACAACGTCATTATTTTCCAATTAAACACGCAACAACGATTGTTCCGATTCAAGTCCAAACAAACCACATAAATATAGTCAGTCGTACATTTGATTTATGGTGGATAGATGGAATTGAAATTCCAAAAAACAAAACGTGGGGGGACTTAACAAATTTATGTATTCGGATTGGTGAACCAGCAAATGTTAATTATCGTATTCCTCTGCAACCGTTATTAACAATTGATCGGGATAGGATTTATGACAATTTTTGGAGATTTCCAATGAACAAACTTTTCGAAATGTCCATTCCGATTATTGCTCTGCCATATCATCAAGTTTCTTTTCAGATTGAAGCGAAAGACCTTTTCGAAATCAAAATTTATCAGGGATGCACATACCTTGACACAGAATCCCGGAGATCTTTAGCTGAATCTACAAAAGAAATTAAATTACGTTATATTTCACAACCATTTAGGTTTAATGGAAAAATAATTAACATGGAACGCCCAATTAATTTTATTTCTACGGGGTTTATACTTTATGCAAATGAACTGCAAAATTTGAAAATTTTTCTGGATGGAAATATGCTTATAGAATACGATAATACAATGTTAAAAGCTTATGTGAAAAGATATAATGGGTGGAAATATACGGAAAAACATCAGAAAATTTTACACGCCGAATGTAATAAAATAGGTGTTCCTTACGATGTTATTGGACTAATTGAGAATGAAATACATAAAAATAGTGAAGATTGGTGGTGGATTCCTTTTGCGCCAGCAGAGGATCCATGGAAGTGGGATTTCAATGATTTGAATGTGAATATGTCTCTTGTAGATTCTGTGAGAATTGAAGTTGAACCTGAACAACAAAATGCAGAAGTCTATTTTATGAATTATAATCTCATGATGGTTATGTCGGGAATGGCGGGAATGAAATTTATTGCTTAACAATCACATGTAAATTCCTCGCTATTGTGATCATCACAATAGCACATATTATGTGCAACGCATTTCCAACCACTTAACTCATTACATACTTGACCGCAAATACAACACGTACCTTCAAAGTAATCATAATCACAATACTCGGCAATAAGTTCAATGAGAACGTTTGCATGACATGGTTCGGGAAAGCACCAACAACCAAGATTTTTACCTTTCATTTGGATTAGTTCCTGCTGAAGAGCAGGTTCTTGTTGGAGTTTATCCGTTATATAAGCTTTATATTTTTGGATAACCTCATCACGAGTGCTATCTTTATCAATCTTAAA